GCCCAATTGGCGGGGCTCATGTTCAAAACGTCCCCGCCCAGTCTTTGCCATTCATCGACATGATCGGCTTCTGCGTTATTAGCGCAAGCTGTTACAGCGTTCATGAGCGTAGCTCGACTAATGGGCCGACCCTGTTCATAACCTGACTGCCCGATCGTGCTCAAAAGCCCGTCAAAAATCGTGCTTGTTTGCTTTTTGGGAATTGCAAGCACTTTGCCAAGCTGCTCCACCGCGCCTTGCGTGTATGTACCCTCGATCACGTCACCTGCTGCTGCTTTCATCTGCTCCAGTACAGCGTCAAACGATTCGCGGCTGGCATAGTTGCGGGTGATGTCCCGCAGCTTCAGACCCAGTGCTGCATTATCTGCATTTTTAGCTTCATCAGATAAAATGCTCCATGTATCATCATCCCCGCGAGCTGACGTGATGTGCGAGCTGCGCGACCTGTTTTGTGTTTGCATTCCGTTATCACAAGCCAAAGTCCAGTTAATCTGATACACTTGGATCGAGCCTTGCCCAACTTCAGAATTACTGATTCCGATTCCCAGTGCCATAACGTCCCCAACATTCGCACCTTCGCCCAAAATGGTTTCAGACTTAAATCTGGCATAAAGCCTCTTTTCTGTAATGTCTGCGTTCTGAATTTTCCACTGGGCGTCGGATTCCATGAGCTCAGGCAATACGGTTTCTATAAGGTGCACATTGTCGAAAGTCTTAAACTTGTCGGAAACAAAAGCACGGGCGATTCCAAAGCGTTCATCATTCATATGCGTCCGAATCATGCGGGTCACTGGTTCATTTTGCCATATAGCGTTAACCAGTCCGTCCCATTCTTCAGGGTAACTGGACTGCAGCCGTCTAGCTGTCCGCACGTCTATTCCAGCGCGGGCTGCTATTTGGTCAAAAGCAACATCATTTACCTGTAGATGGCGGGTTGGTTCCCCGCCCTGCCCCTCAAGAATGATGCCAGATATGTTTTTATCTTCTGCATATTCAGCGGTTTTATAAAAAGCCTGATCGGTTGGTACTAAAAAGTCCTGAGACCTAGCAGCCTGATCCTGCACTTTACGCATAAGGTTTTGTAAAGTTAAGCCTTCATTTTCGATAGTATGTGTCATAAAAAAATCTCCATAAATGACAGTTGAATTGATATTTTTATAAGCTTTCTCCTATATGGTGTCAATTGAATTTTTAAAAAAAACCCCGCCAAATATGACGGGGGATATTTTAGAGTTTAGGCCATTTAAGCTTTTTTCTTTTGTAAGGTTTTGGGGGTTCTTTGCCCTGCGGATAAAACAGCCAATGATATATTTTGATTAAGAACATGCAGCAGTCTCCAGCTCAACCCGTTCATTATATTCCTCATCATCATGCTGGCGGGCTTCCTTTGTCACGATGAAGCCCTCGCGATTCACATAATGACGAGGATCTGTAAATGTCCACATAACCCCCTCTTCAGTGTCGTTAATAATGACGGCCCAAATATGCTTCAGAACACTTTCTCGCCATTCGGTCGTCATGTCTGAGATAGACAAGTTTTGCATGTCTGCCAGTTTGGCAAAAGCTGCCCCAAGGGATAGAAAGTAATCTCCGTGGGCGTCCTTGATTTCTTCATAAGGGAATTCTGTAGCTTCAATGACATTACTTTCAATCGTGAAGTCGTGCCCGTCATCCGTCCGTTTCCATTCAAATTCATCAGGATTGTAATTTGCCTTTTCAAAAGCTTCTTCTTCACTTTCGGCGATTACAATGGTCTCATATCCAACATCTTTTGTTGCTGATACTAGAAAACTTTTCATGTCAGTGCCCACCTTTCCCGCAGCTGATAAACTGCCTTGCAAACTTTCCGCATACGTTCGATTTTGTCGAATTCAGTATCACCAGTAATGTGCGTCAACATTTTTGGGTCATAATCTGGATGTTTTGGGTGATTACAAAATTTAATCGGGCCTAGTATCCCAGTTCCAGAATGTTCACCTTCACCAGTTACATTTTCATCACAAACTCGAAAAATCTGTTCTAAATCTTTTATAGCTTTTAGAACATTACAAAGCCTCATTTCATCTGAAGCTACTAAAACGGTTTTATTCATAGCAAGCCTCCAAACATAGAAGTCATAAAATCATCCTTCTTTGTAATGACACCATCTGAATATTCATAGATGCCATGTAGCTCCATGCCGTCACGTTTCTTTTTACAAACGTGAATCATGTCACCATCTTTTAAACTGTCTGGAAATACGGAAAGGGTGTGGGCTAAAGCGGGCCCGATGTCAGAAATTTTATTTGCTTTGGAATAAATAGAAAAGCCGCTGCTACGCTGCTTTGGGGTTGCATACCAATAAGTCATGCTCATCTCCTTCAGTTTCTGTTGATAACTAAAGGATAAGTCTTATACCACAAATGTCAAGTCTAAAAATTCTTGCCAGTTCACCGGATTAGAAAATTTAAACTGGGGCTCTAACAACAATCCTCTATCGACCAGTTCAATCGCTTGTTCCCCGTTATAGACAAAAATGTCTGCGTTTTTTGTGTTTACAAAAATGTAAGTTGGAGCGTGTTTATGCTGGGTCATCCAAGACACTTGATGAGGAGACAGACGGACAGCAAAGCCTTTTGTTGTCTTCAGCTCTACAAAATAAAATTTTCCCAGTTCAGAACAAACGACAAGATCAGGAACACCAAGAGAAGCCCAGCTCTCCAAACGGGTGAGTCGGATATCAGGCCGACACTTCTTCTGGTGTTTCCGAAATTTCTGATAAAAGCTCGACTCCAGATTTTTCTTCTTCTGGGGTGATGTTGATAATATCGTGTCCATGCTGGTCTTTTAATTCCTGCAAAGCCCTTTCAACTTCTTCACGAGACATGCTGTCAATCGACCCGTGTCTGATTTCAGATTTATTGATGTAAATATTTCCCTGAGCCTGCCCCCTGCGATACTCAGCCTGGACGGCTGCAGAGTATGCTCCATTCTCGATAGCCAGATCGCGTATGCGCTGCATGTCACGGACATGACGGGCAAAAGTAATGCCGTACTTTTCATCCAGCTCTGCCCTGTACGATTTTATAGCAGCTACAACATTTGGATGCATGTTCGGGTTGGTAAGCTCAGAGGCTTTCACATGTGCGGACTTTTCAGGATAGCCTGCGTTGATAGCTGCCTGACGTTTTGTAATCATACCGTCATTTGCGACAAACTCTTTCACAAACTTCTCTTGTTTGGGCGTCAGAGGAGTTTCTATGCTTTTACGAGGTCTACCTCTAGATTTTTTAACGACTTGCATTGTGGCCCTTTATATAGCTTCCTACCATAAAACTAAATCAAATGAGCTATTTTGGCAACCAATAGGGAAAAAGTTACATGTTACATAAAAAGTTACAAAATTATTTTGGTATATATATGTTATTATTGTAGAAATTAGCTGTGTAACATTTTGATCATTTGAATCGCCTTAAAAAAATGAAAAAAATATTTTTTTGTTAAATCTGTACATATATAAGTTTCACAGCAAGCAAACCCTTATCCAGCAAAGGCTACAGCGTAACTTTTTTGTGTTTGAAAAGTGTTACAAAAGTTACACCCTGTTCCGGTCATCGCAACAGAACAGGGTGTAATTGTCAATCAACAGCAGAATGGAGATTCTTGCATACATAACCCTAGTCCGTGGGCCGTGCACCGTCAAGCCCTAAAAGCAAACGACGGGCGATTTATATTTCACCCGTCGTTTTTTATTTCTCAAACGCGACCAGTCGAAGCGTCGTTTAATGGACCGTTTCATCTGGTAGGTCTGCTGCTTTACGTGCGAAGCTGTCTGCGACTGCTATCATTTCGGACACGTTCTCAGGATCAGCGCAGCTCCGGTAAGCACATTCGATAATTACTGTAAGCAGCCCGACCATGACCAGTGGTTCGTGTTGTGCGTCTCCTGCCTTTGTAGCTTTAGAAATTTCTTCAAGGGCATCGACACCCATGTGATACCCGTGTTCGAAATCTTTGCTGTCACTATTGACGATGAGGCGCACTAATTCAGTCATCCCTGCAGCACCCTTGTCCAGTGTTCGTTGATTTCAGAAGCTTGACTATGAGCCTCTCTGCTATAGCCTTGTTCCCGCAGCAGATTTTGATTATGCAAATTTACAATACGCTGGATAACGTCAACCGACTCGCGCCACTGTGGGCGCAAGCCGTCAACATAACCAGCCTTTTCAATCATATCTTTTACGATATCATCATCCAT